ATACTTTCACTATGGGTGAGTTTTATATATATTCTGCTGATGTCGAACAGAGCCAGACTATTCAACTGTTTGCCCAGCTGAATACAGCAGGTAACGCTGTAAAGTTTACTGGACATGGTTCTACTTTTTTCGGTAATGCATTAGCAAGATACGACATGGATGTAGTAAACGGAAACGTCAGAGTCCTGTGTGATCCGTTAACGTCAGACATACTATTTCATTTTATTGCTTCACAAAATATGTGGGCGGGTAACCCGATCGATGGTCTAGATATAGGATTAGACGGGTATGTAAGTGCAGTGATGGCAACTGAAACGAACATCGTTATAACGATAGAACAACCATAATGAGAGCCTGGGAATTTATTACAGAAGGCAAAAACCCCATTGACAGCGAAGATGGGTTAACTAGAGTAGCGATGTCACTCCCTAATACTTTTATTATTCCAAGTCTTAAGAATCAAGACTTCTATGAATTATATAGATTTGGGCTAGCGATTGCAGCAAGTCGTGCTGAAAACGGCCAGGATGACGGCGTCCAAAACAAGTTTAAGCACGAGTTTGAAGCAGAAAGTCTTTGGGGAGAGCATCAAGTTGTATCTTCGTTTGATCCAAACATCGGTGATCTTATCGATCAAGCACTAAAAAAAGTGAACAAGAGTGGTAAGAAGCTAGTTAGCACTTTGACCAGTGATGAGTTGATAGACACAGGTACAGGATCACCCATGAAGCCCTTTAAAGGATACAAGAAATGAGGGCGCATGAGTTCATTACTGAGACTAAAGGAAAACTATCTAAACGACAACAGCAATCTACCGTTGGGTTAAATACGTTCGCAGTAAGTCAATATGACCGAACATACGACTTAAACCGGGTAATGATGGCAGTAGCAGCAACTGATGGAAAAATTATCCCTAAACTAAACAGCGAGAGTTGGGCAGGAAAAAATAATACCGCACACCCCTATACTGAATTAGAACAAGATATGTTAAAAATAGCATATAAAGCTGCCGGTATACCGTTCAAAGATTTGAATGATGGTGATTTGTCCAGCAAAGAATTAAGTAGCACACACAACCAAAGTCCTATCAAGCCCTTTAAGGGATACAAAAAATGAAGAAGTTGGTTCGGGCCCGCAGCAGTTCGTACAACTATAAAAAATAATACTTCATTTTAGCTAGTATAAGTAATTTTACGAAAACAATAATATAAACATCGGCGACTGAGGCAATCATATTATGATGGCACTTTGACACCCAATTATATCTCTAAGAAAGAAAAATGCATGATAGATATCAACCAAACGCTAGACCTGGTAAAGCTCAAGTTTTATAACGAGTACATATATACTGCCCACATATATGCTGAAGGCGACAGTCAATTTCATCAAAGTCTCACCAAACAAGTAGTAGAAACGTACATTGATCCACTGAATTTACCTAAGGATTCACACATTCTTGATTTGGGATGTGGACCGGGTTATTTTCTTGACGAAATGAAGGACAGAGAATACACTAGTCTAACTGGGGTAACATTAAGTCCTGAAGATGTCAACATCTGTGAGAGTAAAGGTCACACGATCAAAAAATATGATCTATCTTTCTTGCCACAAAAAGACGGGTACTATGACGAATCAGTTGATTTCATTTTCCTTCGTCACGCTCTTGAACATTCACCCTATCCTGTCTTCTCATTGATGGAATATAATCGTATTCTTAAGCAAGGTTCGAAGATTTACATCGAAGTTCCTGCTCCCGACTGTGAACGACAGCATGAGGAAAACCTAAATCACTATTCTATTCTCGGTTCAAACCAGTTAGCAGCATTGCTACGCCGAACTGGATTCAACATCGATTTGTTCAATAACCTAGAGTTTGACCTTCATATCCCGACCGAAGATGGCGAAACTAAAAAGGTCACTGAAAAATATTATTGTATAGTTGCAACGAAGGCTAGACCCTTAGATATAAAATAATAAGATAAATACTCTCATAGAAATGTGAGAGTATTTTTTTATATGGCCGAGCCCGAACCATCGAATGTAGCGCCCTGGTATCTACGTAATATCAACCAAGCGTTAGAACTTAACGAAGATACCGGTCAGGTATTTGTTCGCACTGGGTTTACGGGTAATATTATTATTAGCGGGAATGTCAATATTCCAGGCAATGTTGACGCACATGTTTCGCAAATTGGAACAAGCGGGGAACTAACAGTTCCTTGGATGCCTGTCAGCATAGACGGCAATAGTAATGTCACGATATCCGGTGGCAATGTCAATGCTGCGGTAACTGGCACAATAGCAGTAAGTTCTATTTCATCTAATGTAACAATAGTAGACGGCGGCGGCAGCATAACAGTTGATGGTAACGTCGGAATTACAGGTAATGTTAATATTGGTACAATGCCAAATGTTAACGCAAATATTACAGGTGGCAACGTAACAGTAACTCAGGGTACAAGTCCTTGGGTCGTATCAGGTAATGTCAATACTACAATAACAGGCGGCAACGCAAATGTAGCAATCACTGGAACTAACTTAGATGCATTTGGGCGTTTAAGAGTGAGCGAACCCTACACATTATTCGACAGCCAAAATCGTTACATTGACGGTGACCAATTTAGTAATATCACTGCTACAGGTGGCAATGTAGTTTATGTTCCAAACGAAAGTTCATTTAATTTAAATGTTTCTTCTACTAGTGGTAGTAGTGTAATTAGACAATCTAAGACTGTCCAAGCATATCAGCCAGGCAAAAGTTTATTAACAATGAACACATTTGCAATGGCTACTCTCAAAGCGAACCTAAGACAACGAGTTGGTTATTTTACAACTGACAACGGTGTGTATTTTGAAGCAGTAGGTACTACACTTAATCTTGTTATTCGTAGTAGCACAACCGGAGTAGTAGTTGAAGAAAGAATTCCACAAGCTAATTGGAATGGAAATACCTTATTGTCAGGTATTGTGTTAGATCCAACATTGACACAAATATTTTGGTGCGACATTGAATGGTTGGGCGTAGGTAACGTTCGTGCAGGTTTTGTAATCAACGGTCAATTCATCGTATGTCATACATTCCAACACGCTAATCAGCCTGGAAACACAACTGTTTATATGACAACCGCAACATTGAATCCAAGATATGAAATAACAAATACTGGCTCAACCAGTGGCAATAGCACAATGAAACAAATTTGCAGCACTGTTATTTCTGAAGGAGGGTTTACCCCGTCAACTAAAATAGGGTATGTTACTAACAATACAGCTCCTACAAGAGTAGGTTCAGCAAACACAGTAACTTCATTATGCTCAATAAGATTAAATCCAGCCTATCCAGACGCTGTAGTTATTCCTGCTCAAATTGATTTATTATTACTTGATGTTAGGTATGGACAATTTCAAATTATTGAAAACGCAACGATTGCTAATGCCTCATTTAGTAATATAGCAGGTTCCGTAGTTCAAAGTGCTATTCATACGGATACCATTACTAACGGTACTGTAGTTTATGCAGGCTTGACTAGTAGTCGTGATGAGGTAGAAATCGGTGAAGATATAAAGAAAAGACTACAGTTGTGGCGTTATGCTAACGGCGCGCCAAGCACTCTAACACTTGCAGTTTCGTACACTGCGAGTAACGCAGATTTATTGTATAAGTTTGGTTGGGAAGAACTCACAAACTAAATACTATTATGGCAAACACACCAACACTAATCAAGGATCCCTACAAGAAAACGGTGTTCAAAAATCAACAGCAACTTGATGAGTTTCTCAAGTGCTGTGACCCGGACACGGGCTATCTGTATTTCATGGATAACTTCTTTATGATTCAGCACCCTACTAAGGGCAGCATGAATTATCACCCGTGGGAGTTCCAAGAACGATTAATTGATACATACCATCGCTATCGTTTCTCCATCTCACTGATGCCCCGTCAGTCAGGTAAGACAACATCTGCCGCCGGCTATCTTCTTTGGTATGCAATGTTCAATCCTGATTCCACTATTCTAATTGCAGCACACAAATACACCGGCGCACAAGAAATCATGCAGCGTATCAGATACGCATACGAAAATTGCCCTGACCACATTAAAGCCGGTGTGACCACATACAATAAGGGTTCGCTTGACTTTGAAAACGGATCACGCATCGTGTCTGCTACTACGACTGAAAACACAGGTCGTGGTATGTCCATCACACTTCTATATCTTGACGAATTTGCGTTCGTCCGCCCTTCCATCGCTAAAGAATTTTGGACTTCTATCACGCCTACCCTAGCAACTGGTGGTAAGGCGATCATCACATCAACTCCGAACTCTGACGAAGATCAGTTCGCTCTAATCTGGAAGATGGCCAATAAGACTGAAGATGAATTTGGTAATACGACAGACGTAGGGGTCAACGGCTTTAAAGCCTATCGTGCTTACTGGCGTGAACAACCCGGCAGAGATGACACTTGGGCTGAACAGATGAAAGCCCAACTAGGTGATGATCGTTTCAATCGTGAAATCGGCTGTGAATTCATCATCGCGGACGAGACATTGATCAATCCAAACACGTTGATCATGCTTGACGGCAGTGAACCTACCCATCGTATGGGACAGGTTCGCTGGTATAAGACTCCCGAGAAAGGTAAGCTGTACGTAGTAGCTCTCGACCCCTCATTGGGTACTGGCGGCGACCCTGCTGCTATTCAGATTTTTGAAGCAAGCACGACTACTCAGATCGGTGAATGGAAACACAACAAGACAGACATTCCTAGTCAGATTAAACTACTAGCAGAGATCAATAAATATATCACCGAGATCACAGGTGAGCCTAATAATCTTTACTATTCTATTGAAAATAACGGCATAGGTCAAGCTGCTATCGTGTCGCTAAACGAATACGGGGAGTCAAATATTCAAGGTATTTTCATTAGCGAGCCGGGAAGAGGTAAAAGAGGATTCAATACCTCTAACAAGCCAAAGCTAGCTGCATGTGTCAAGTTCAAGACATTATTAGAATCAAAAAAGATGACTGTTAACAGTCGCTCCCTGATCAGTGAACTCAAGGCATTTGTCGCACACGGGGGCAGTTATGCAGCTAAAGTAGGTGACACAGACGATTTAGTCATGTCTGCACTACTAGCTGTACGAATGATGACACAACTCGCAGACTATCACGGTGACTTAGAGAGCCAAATCAGGGACCATGACGAGATGATTGCTCCGTTGCCCTTCTTTGCAGTCTTTAACTAAATTGGCATAAATATCATCATGGCACTAGACACAGAATCATTCAACAAGGAACTTTATGATCTTCTCAAAGTGAGAGGGTACAAGCCTATTCCGCAAGACCATCGAGGTCAACGAGTTGCAGCTTCTCAGAATGCTGATGTATTCGAATTTGAATTTATCAAAGACAGAGAAAATTATGGCAAAGCTTGGGTCACGATTGATGGTTCTAAGAGCGTCAAAATCTATTATGGCGAAGAACAGGAAAATACTCCTAATAACATTACTCCCGGGGTAGAATATGATGATACATGGTCTGGTTTCTTGAAGCACGTAAAGCAATGGGGACTACGCAGACAACTTGGTTTTGACCTTTTAAATAAAGATCGGCTCGGAGATGACATGAGACAGAGAAAATACTATAAGGATAAAGAGAAACTCGGTGAGAGCTATCACTCAATGGGCAAGAAAGCTAGTTACAACGATGCTGTCCCTAATGTGAAGATCGTTATTCAACATAGCCGTGCAATCGAGGAAGGTGAGCAGCGTTATCGTAACGTTGCTAAGATTTTCCTAGAGAATATTGATGGTGAAAGATTCCTTGCTCCCACGACTCGACCCGGTATTGCTCGTGTATATGCTCGACACATTGCAGAAGGCGGAGTACCCAACGATGAACGCTGGGGGCATATCAAGTCAATCTGTGAAGAATACAACAAGATGGCAGGATTCGTTCGCGCTACTCGCGGCAAGCAGTTCAACGAATCTGCTCAAGCACTCATCAATGAGGGTGCTAGTCACTACAAAAATCTCCGTGAAACACTTAGCAGAATGACAGGTCATCGCGGGTATAATACTTATTTTGAATCGTGGACCCCTACTCTCATGGAAGATGAAGGGGACGATTCTATCAATGAATTGTTCGTACAAGAAACCGTAGACCCTCGCATCGAATCAGTGATGCCAATTCTATCTCGCCTTCGCAAGAATGTTTCTGAAGTTAAAGAAGTCGATGCTCTCTCTGCCTGGGCAGACGGTGTCATCAACGAAAATCTAGTAGAGATGGAAGATGAGATTAGAAATTCATCTCGACATGATCCTAATCTTGATGCACACTCTCGTGCAATGAACTTTGCACAGGAAAAGAAAAGCCCACTATCCAAACTGGACCCAGACACGGTTGCAGAATTATTAAAGTTTGGGGTGATCGTGTCTGAAGAAGAATTAGAAGAAGAGGAAAGCCGAACCTCAAATAACCCACAGGGCATCCCGGAAGGTATAGGGGATGACATAAAAAAAGTTGCTAAATCATTTAATCGCGGAATGAAGGGCTGGCAAAAAGGCTTTACTGATGTAGATAGTGTGAAGTACGATACTGATACATTAGATCCTAATGAGAATCAGTGGGTATTAGATAGAAAAGTCATTAAGGGTTCTCCCGCTGAACTACAGCAAAAATTAATTAGGCGCAAGATGAAGCAATCTGACCAGAACCAAACCTCAAACAACCCACAGGGAATCCCGGAAGGTGATGAATTTGCAGGAAATTTTAAAACTGGACCTGCTGGTCAGTGGACCAACAAAGGACCAAAGGCCAACAAGCCTGCAAAGGTTGGTGATTTGGTTGGCGGCGAATCAAAGCAGAACAATGAAGCTCCCATTACTGAAGGTGAAACTGATTTAGCTAGAATCAGATCACTACTCATCAGATAACTTAGTTACCCTTTTCTTTCAAAATGCAAAGTATTATTATATTTTGCACCCAATTAACTTGTAAATACTATACACAGGATGTAATATGCAGACTGTGTTAGTTGTCTCCTGACAGCGAAACATTTAACACTTACAAAGCTCAACTTAGGCACATTTATAAAGGAGAATTTACAATGGCAAGTCTA